TGCTATTGAATTGTATGTAGATGTTGATACTGTTTCCTCATCAGTAAGTTTAAGGATACGGATAGCATTGGCTATCTCCTCTTTCATATCACGGTAACTATGAATGTTCATTGTTTCAAAGTCACGCATTGGTTCCTCTGGAAAGTTACCTTCTTGTGTTGGAATATCAAAGTCAACATTAAGTGATGACTTCCAACTAGCATAGTTAGTGCGTAGATTTTCAGCCTTGCTGAAATTATCAATGGCCCACTTGCTAATATCTTTACGCCATTTTTCTGCAGCCTCTTGATACTTTGCTTCGGCTTTGTCTTGTGATGTGTAGTCAAGTTCTAACTTGGCTAGTGCTTGTTGTAATGCAACAATTACCTTTGCTGTTGGTAACTTTACATTGATTGTTCTGCCATTTCCTCTTGCCATTTGTATCTCCTTTGTTAGTTGTTGTGTTCCGTGTTCGCAGGTAGCGGAACAACCCACCTTCCATAATCGCTAATCCAAGCGGTGCGAATCTACGATTACGCTGGCTAGGCCTGCATCTCTCGTAGAAATCTAGTACCATCCTTTGCTTCGCCAATGGGCCCAAGCAACTGATGGTTTTTCGTAGCGGTGCTGGATGTATGCCAGCCCCCGTTCAATTTGAATCGGGGCTGGGGTGTTAGGGTCAAGGCCTATGATTTGTGGTATGCCTGCTGCGCTGGACTCATCATTGACTGCTTGATGATTCCATGCTGACTCTTTGCCCCAAAGTTTAGCAAGTGCTACCCATTCAGACTTGTTCCATTGTGGGTATTCCCATTTCATTAATGCTTGTGCGTATGCTCTTGCTATCCGTGGTGTCCAGATAGATGTGTCTATGCAGTTGGCTTGCAATTGTGTTGCTACTGCTACTGCGTATGCTGGACTGGGAAAGAATGGCACTGATAGTAGTGCTAGCAACCAACTTAAATACCCTGCTAACAATCTTTTCATCTAATAATCCTCCATGTGATATATCCAAAGAGTAATAAGAATGTCCAGGACTGTGTTGTTGTGAGGTATGAACTTGTAATGAATTGTTCAATCATTTCACCCTAACAATCTCTTGACTGTGCTTAACCCCTTTATCAAACTCTAACACATGCCATTCGCTAGGGTCATCAAGTGCTTCATCTCCTGCCGTGTGTACATCTACATGTGTGGTACGGCATCTAACTTTGGCTAGTATCCACACGGTATGTTCCCATTGAGGTATATCCTCTACTAAAGTATCACTCAGACTTAACATTAGTTATCCTTTCTACTTTTTCTAAATCATTAATCATTATCTTACCAATTTTTTGATAAGCAATACCTGCTTTAAAGCCAGCCTCCCATGCTTCATCGTGGGATTTTTCTATTGCTTTGATAGCACCACGACCTTTTAGTTGGCCACGATTTCTTAGTGGGTCACCCATTAGATTTCTCTTTTCTTTGGCATGTTTTACACATACCTAATCTTATGATTTGAATTTGCGAACAAGGACTAACTCCACACTTGGGACATTTTATATCTGTATCAAGCATTAGATTCCTCATTATTTTTCGTAACATCATTAACTGTTGGCTCATCTACTACCCACACTCTACCTGTGGCTAGCAGTTCATCATATACATCTAATAGGTCAAGCATTGCAAAGGCAAATGCTTCTTTAATTTTCATCAGTTCTTCTCTGGTTCTCATTGCTATCTACCTTTGCATTTTGCGTCTGGTTGAGGCCGCGTCATTCATGCGCTGAATGATTTGGTTCTGTGTTGTAATAATATATACGCAATAGCCGATAGTCAAGATGCTTGAGGCCAGGGCTATAGTTATACCTATGATGGTGCCTGTATCTAGATACATGTTGAGTTCTCCTTTAACATTTTATTAATGGAACTTTCTGGACAATCTGTTATGTGTGCAACCTGTTGTATAATATTATACAATTCTTGGTTACATCTTTCACATACTGTTGTTGTGCACATTACATTCCTCTTTTCTTGGCGCGGATAGCCAACTTGCTTGGACTATATCCGTCAATGGTCTTGCCTGTTTTCTTTTGAACTTTAGGCTTTTTTTTGTAAGCCTTGCCGTTCTTTCTATCATTGTTTGCCATGCTATCTCCTGTTCGACTCGTAGTGCTCCAATGCATCTACTTTGCGGTCCCGCAAAATAAAAAAATTTTTGGCAGCAAGGTGAGGCAACAACCCCACCTTGCCTTGTGCTAGAGCAGCATAACCCTTCTTATCTCATTGTATAGAGATTGAGATGGTGTTATACATTGTTGGCAACCTACAAATCTATTGACTTGTAAGTGACACACGATACATATTGTGTCAGTTGATGGTAAAGCAAGATAAGCATTGAGTTCATCTTGCTTGAACATAGGGAAGACATGTTTGCCTAGGAATAACCAACTAGGAAGACGATTGGTTATATCGTATACACCATCGAGGCATTCTCCATCACGGTTAGTCCATTGATGGGCGAAGCCTTTGTCGTCTGGTATATCCGAAGATTGAGCAGGTTCTGACTCCTGCTCACTCCTATTGGTCTCGTGAAGGTTTAGTGCGTGTTCCACACTAGAACCTTCTTGTTCTAAATGACAACTTACGCAATACTCATCATGAGAATCCAATTGCTCGCCGTTGTAGGTCGTGAAGATACGACTACTTAGCCAGCAGGCTAGATTCTCATGTGAGCATGAGAAGGATTGCGTAGAAGATGACAAGGCAAATGATGTCATCAGGCTGGCTTGTTAGGCCATTACGATATCTGTGATTACCATGTTGTCATACCATTCGCCAGCCTTTTTGCCAGCCTTGGTTTCCATGTAGCCACGGATGTTAACCACGCAGTCAGTTGAGTCCACAAGATTTTTGCGGATGAACTCCATGTGGTCAGGGTCATTGGTGGTGACGATACGGGAAGCAACGAAGACGGACTTGAAGGAACCGTCTGGTTGGGATACTGCTCTGCTATCTTGGATACCAAGATTGAAACGATTCTTGTTATCCCATACTTTGTTAACACGAGCACTCTCGAATGAGAATGTATTCATGATTATCTCCTTTTCACTAGGGGACTTTTCCCCTAGCACCAGCGCAGGGGTAAATCCCCTACGGTAACTAAGACAAAATCTTAATTACAAAAACCAGACACATCTGCCAGAAGGGAATTGTCAAGCAGTCTTTCCGCTTGACAAGGAATGAATGGCTGACACAAAAACTAAACATTAACTGAGGCGCCAGATAGGTGATTACTGCGCCGAAGACTGCCTTCCACTCAGCACGCTTCTATACTGTATGATAGGTGGCTGTAACGGTCTAGGGTCAACGCGTATTGACCCCAGTATGTTTAATGGAGAGTAGAAGTAGTATATGTATCTACCTAAAAGATTTTCCCGTACAATGTATCTCCCCTGCTACTGTCCTAGTTTGTCCTATTTTGTAATAGTTTTGGGCAGGGCCAAAAAAATATTTTGGCCAAAAACGTTCGTTTTGGCTGTTTGAACGGATTATACTATATAGAGACTGTTTTATTTTTAACAGTAGCAAGTTCTTTAGGAACTTGCGTTACAGACTGTATCTACTACCTGTTACTAACTAACAGTAACTGAATGAAAACGGGACAGGACTATGAGTTTTGATAAAGGGGGTTCTAACCCCAAAACTTTGGCCATGGCAGCAGCAAAGGCAAAAGTATTAGCATTAGTAGCCGAAGGACATTCAGTCCATAAGGCTATGGAACTATGTAACAAGAAACCCGACACCGTGAGAATCTGGTGCCTGAGGGATAAGAAGTTTGCCTCTGACCTAACTGAGGCCAAAGCAACCGCAAAGGATGCCTCCCTCTCTTCTTTGGGTATCCCTAAGGAAGAAATAAACTTCCCCCAGTTCTCTGAGATATTTCTACAGCAGAGGGTATTCCCTCACCACTTGGATTGGATTGACTTACTAGAAGACCGCGAGCCTTCATGGCTTCACCCTAGTATGGTTTATGAACCTGGCGACCCCTCTCGTCTCTTAATCAACGTGCCACCTGAGCACGCTAAGAGTACGGTCATCACCGTAAACTACTCCACATATCGCATTGCCCTCAATCCAAATATCCGCATCATTGTGGTTTCCAAAACGCTAATCAAAGCACGCGAGTTCGTGTACGCAATCAAGCAACGTCTCTCCCATCCACGCTGGTTAAAGTTGCAAACAACTTTTGGCCCCGAAGGTGGTTGGAAAGAAGACTCTGATACTTGGCGAGTTGATACCGTTTATCTTGGGGGCGATGCCCGAAATTCATCAGAGAAAGACCCAACCATACAAGCACTAGGTATGGGTGGACAGATTTATGGAGCACGTGCTGACCTCATCATTCTTGATGACTGCATTACTACGGCTAACGCCCATGAATGGGAAAAGCAAATCAACTGGTTACAGAAAGAAGTTATTACCCGTCTGGGTAAGAACGGTAAGTTATTAATCGTAGGGACACGAATTGCGCCACAAGACTTCTACAAAGAACTCCGCGAGACGAAACACTGGTCTGGTGGTAAAAGCCCTTTTACTTATATGGGCATGCCTGCTGTTTTGGAATATTCAGAAAAGCCGAAAGACTGGGAAACGCTCTGGCCTAGGTCGGACGCTCCGTGGGATGGGGATTCTGACGTTCCTGACGAAGAAGGACTCTTCCAAAAATGGGACGGCTTAACACTATTTAAAAGAAGAAGTGAAGTCACACCATCAACATGGGCGTTGGTGTACCAACAAGAAGATGTTCAAGAAGATTCTATATTTCCTCCTTTGCTTGTCCAAGGTTGCATTAACGGACAGCGCAAACGCGGACCGCTGAAAGCGGGTTCCGTGGGACATCCCTCGCACATTGAGGGGTATACAATAATCGGGTTCGACCCCGCAATGGGCGGGAATGCCGCGTTTGTGGTGATTACCTATAACCGAGCAGATGGTAGAATTTATGTCATTGACTGTGTAAACATGTCAGAACCTACTCCTCAAAAAATTCAAACAAGTATAGAAGAATTAGTTTTAAAGTATAGACCTCAAGAATTACGTGTTGAAATTAACGCACACCAGAAAGCGTACTCATTAGATGATGACCTTCGCAACTGGCTTGCTTCTTATGGATGCAGATTAGAGTCTCACTTTACTAGCAAGAACAAATGGGATTCAAATTTTGGTGTGGCTGGTATGTCAATGCTCATGGGCACTGAAAGAGATGGAAAGTTTCAAAATAATAATATTATTGAAATTGCATCTACTGACCACTCAGAAGGTCTTAAAGCATTAGTCCAACAGTTAATAACTTGGAAGCCTAATACTAGGGGCAAGACAGACTGCGTTATGGCTCTATGGTTTACCGTGCTTAAGGCAAGGGAACTCATGCAGCAGAACAGCAGGATAAGTCGTTACGCTTCTAATCGCTGGTCAACTAAAGCACAAGATAGCAAGAAGTACTCAATCAATCTAGACGAAGCCTTTGCAGAGCAATGGCAAGACACTTACGGATAAGGACACATTATGGCAAACCCAATGAAGGCTATCAATCTGGCTAAAAGAATTAATAATTCTGCACAAAAAACTAGAAAAATGGGTGGCGCACAAGCCAGTGTAAATTCAAAAGGAAAACTTGAAGTCAGAGAAACTATGACTGATAGGAAAGTTAAAGGTAAAGTAAAAAACATTAGAGATAATGCTCAAATGCTAGAACTTAATGCTAAGCGTGGGCGTAATGAAGCAAAAGTAACATCTCTTAAATATCCTTCAAATAATTATTTAAGAAAAATAAAAGAAAAAGCACCTAAGGTTCCAGTAAAGAGACGTGGTAATTAATGGCTACCTCTAGTAAAGCAAACCTTGGTGCTACTAAAAAGTTAAAACCAATTATAAAACGTAGTGTCAAGTCTGGTTTAAAAGAAGATTTTGGTTATATGAAAGAAGGCGCAAAGATTGCTGCCGATGTTATTATTCCTAGAAGTGCATCAGATTTAGCATTAACGTTAGCAGGAGGAAAATTGTTTAATGTGGGTGCACGTGCAGTAAGTGGTATTACTAAAAAGGGTGCAAAGTTTGTAAATAAAACTTATAGGAACATAGGTAAGTAATGGCTATTGACCCAAACAAAATTGCTAGAGCAATTCGTGCTGCTCAAGCGGCTAAGAAAAAAGTAGCCAAGATTCCTGCTGGTCAGGCTAGTAAAGTTGCTAGAGAACAAGTTCGTGGCAGTGGTAACACAAGTAGAAAAATTAATAAAAGAACTGGTCTTACTCCCGAAGAAAGAAATAGATTAACACAAAAATTTCCAATTAATAAACAACAGGGTCGTCCTCGTAATCCTGAAGATATTAAACGTGGTGAACGTCTTTCTGCATATGAAATGCGTATGAGGTTAGGTAACCCACCAAGACCTAAAGCAACTAAGCCAGCCAAAAAAGAAGTTTTTTTAACTAGAGGTAAGAACATTGCTAAACGTTCTGAAGTTGAAGAAGTAGCAGCAAAACGTTTGGAAAAACAAGTAAGAAAAGAAAAACTAGCAGGGATGCTTAAGAAGATGGACCCTGCTGATAGAAAACGTTTAGAAGCAAGAGTTCAAGTTAAAAGAGCAATGCGTGATGAGGCTGCTGGTAAAACTAAATATGGTATGGATATAAAGCCACGTCAACAACTTGATGAAAAAGTAATAGAGCGTGTCAAAGAACTTACGGCTCAAGAAAAAAATAACATTGCTAGAAAAGAAGCAATTGAATTTGGCCAACGCAGGGAAGCAGATAAACGTGCTGCAGAAGGTCTTAAGGCAAGAAATAAAAATATTGCGGATAAAATGAAAAATATGACACCTGACCAAAAAAGAAGATTTGTAAACTATCTTAGAGAAAGCGGCTGGTAATGGTTGACCCTAAGAAAATTATTAAAGGTGTTAAAGCAGTTAAAAAAGCAACAAAGAAAAAACCAATGAGTCCTAAACAAAAAACTTATCAAATCCGTGGTGCTGAACAAAAAAGAGAAAAAGAATTAGATGCTAATGGCGGAAGAGCATCTGCTGCATTTATTGCAGACCTAAGAAGAAAAACATTTCCTGAACAATACAAATAAGGGTAGGTAAATAATTGTTAAATATTAGACAAGTTGCAGCAAGAGTTGAATCTCTTAAGCAACGTTCTACCGAAAGAGACCGCAGAGCACAGGATGTTCTTTCTGTCCGTAAAGGTAATATTGCTCAGGTATATCCTAACTTTTTTCCAGATGGCGTAGAAGCCAACGTAGTAGCAAACTTTATTGACATTGTTGCTCGTGACCTATCTGAGGTAATGGCTCCACTTCCAGCAGTTAATTGTTCTGCAGCAAATCAGGTATCTGACCGTGCTCGTTCTTTTGCTGATAAGAGAACCCGCATTGCTGCTAACTATTTTGTTCATTCTAATTTACAAGTGCAGATGTACACAGGTGCAGACCATTACATCACATTCGGTTTCGTCCCATTCATAATTGAATTAGACGAAGAAGCGGGGCTGCCGCGTATACGTGTAGAAAGTCCAGTTGGGGCTTACCCAGAATTTGACCGCTACGGACGTTGCATTGCCTTCGTGAAGAGATACTCATTAACACTTGCTGAGTTAATAGCCCAGTTCCCAGAATATGAACAACAGATTCTAGGACCTAATGGCTATGACCAGAATCTAAATACATTGATTGAGTTCATTCGTTACTACGATAAAGACCAATCATTAATTTATATTCCTGCTCGTCAAAACTTAATCTTATCTCAGGCTATTAATCCAACTGGTAAAATGATGGTAATAGTTGCTAGACGTCCCTCCGTAGATGGAGAGATGCGTGGACAGTTTGATGATGTTCTAGGTATCCAACTGCTTCGTAATAGGTTCGCATTACTTGCGATGGAAGCAGCAGAGAAATCAGTTCAATCACCAATCGTTGTTCCTAACGATGTTCAAGAAATTCAATTTGGTGGAGATGCAATCATCCGCACCAATAACCCTGGCGGAGTAAAACGTGTAGAACTTCCTATTCCACAAGGTGCATTTACTGAACAATCATTACTGCAACAAGAGTTACGTTTAGGTACTCGTTATCCTGAGTCCCGTACTGGTAACCTTGATGCAAGTATTATTACTGGCCAAGGTGTGCAAGCACTTATGGGTGGCTTTGATACTCAAGTTAAATCTGCTCAAGCAATCTTTGCTTCAGTACTTAAAGATGTTATATCTCTTTGTTTTGAGATTGATGAAACATTCTTTGATTTTGAAAAAACAGTTCGTGGTGTAGATGCTGGTTCTCCTTACAGTATTGACTACAAACCATCTAAAGACATTAAGAGTGATTACTCTGCAGATGTTAGATATGGCATGTTGGCTGGACTTAATCCAGCGCAGGGACTTATATTCATGCTACAAGCACTAGGTGCTAAAATTATTTCTAAAGATATGGTTATGCGTGAACTACCATTTGGTATTAACGTAACAATGGAACAAGAGAAGATTGAAGTTGAAGAGATGCGTAACTCTTTGATTGGTTCATTACAGGCTTACACACAAGCAATACCACAAATTGCAACACAAGGTGGGGACCCAAGCGACATAGTTATAAAGATTGCTGATGTAATCAAGGCACGTCAAAAAGGCGTAGCCATTGAAGATGCTATTGAGCAAATCTTTAAACCAGAATTACCTCCTGCTGGTGCTCCACAGGTTGAGCAAATGTCCCCTGCTCCCGTTGCGGCTCCAGTAGGAGGCTTACCTCCTCAACAGCAAGGTGGCGGATTACAAAGTCTTTTATCTAGTTTAAGTTCTACTGGTAAAGGTAGTGCAAGCGCAAGGACTGTTGTAAGAAGATAACTTAGGCGGGGGACAATGACAGCAATAGTTGGTATTCAAGGTAAAGGCTGGGTTGTTCTAGCAGCAGACTCTATGACTACATATACAGATAGACCATATGTAGCAAAAGGTTGCGACAAGATAGTTAAAGTTGGCGAGTATCTAATTGCAGTAGCAGGAGATGCTATTGCTGGAGATATTCTCAATAACTTATGGCAACCACCTAAAGTAATTAAGACGCAAGACCCAGATAGATTTATGATGATTAGAGTATTGCCATCTATAAAGCAAACTTTAACTGAAGCGGGATATGACCCAAATCCTAAGGGTAAGAATGATGATGATTCTGGATGGGATGCATTAATTTGTTTTAATGGAAAGTTATATCAAGTTAGTGATGACTATGGATATATGCGGGATGATAAAGGTTTTTACGGCATAGGCACAGGTGGGGCATTAGCCCTTGGTGCATTAGTCTCAATGGAAACTGAAACTAAAACACATGCTAAAGCAACAGGTGCAGCAAAGAAAGCAATTAACATAGCAATTCAGTACAACATATGGTGCGGTGGAACCGCAAATATCAAAACACAATTTACTAAGTAGGAGGAAGTGTGGCGCAACAAGGTGGATATAGAAAACCGAGTAACCCAGCCCCAATATCAGGCCCTGGCGCTCTTAGTCAACGCACTGACGGGGGCGGCACACAACCTGCAACCTATGTCCCAGGATTACCATACGGACAAGGACAAGAAACTTACAACAACCAAGTAGCAGCGCCTATGGCTGGCAATCCAATTCCTCAGATGGAAATGCCAACACCATTAATGGCACCTACTGCACGTCCTAATGAACCCATTACATCTGGAATTGATATAGGTGCTGGACCTGGCTCAGAAGCAAAGCCAAGACTGCCTAATCCTTCATACACAATCCAAGATGTAATTAGAAATTTAATCCCATACGACCCATCTGGTGAGGCTGAATTAATATATAGAAGTTTACTAGACGAAGGGTACTAATGGTATATCGTCTTAACCCAATAGTAGCCAAGGCTAGTCCAAATCTTTATGCCGCGGCTCAAAGCGCAAATATTCCCATGGAACAGGGAAGTCAACTAGAACAATTTAGTTGGACTGTTGATAAAAACAAAAAATTAAATCAACAACCTATTGATGCTGCACGTAAAGAATTCCAAGGGTTAGACCCTAGTGCTCAAGAGAAATTAAAATTTTTATTTCCAGAAGCAGATTATCAATTAGCAGAACCAGGTGCTAGTAACTATCTTACTGGTGCAGTAAAAACTGGATTCAACATTCTTAAGAGTCCATTAGTTTTATTATTTAAGGCTGCAGGCGTTTTTACTAGAGCAATTGATACACCTTACCTCCTAGCACGTCAGGCTGCCCAAGGTGAAGGTTTGTTTACCAAAGAATCATTTACTGATGCTTGGGATGGTCGTAGAGTTTATGACCAAGGTGCATTAACAAATGCTCAAGATTATTTTGGTGTTGAAAGAGTTGAGATAGCCAAGGGTTTAATTGCTGGTAAAAAACCAGGAGAGATTATTGCTGCTGCTGGTGGCACAGTAAATGTTAAATTACTAGATGCTTTAGAAGAAGCATATAATAACCCAGAATCATTCCAGAAAGTTATGGATGGCGTTAAATTTGCACAGGTATCTCCAGGTAGAGATGTTGCTCGTGCTGTTGGACTGCCAGGTATCTCTGGTCCTATAGATTTTATATATCAAATTGCCCATGACCCAACAACTTGGGTTACTGGTGGAGCAACTACCTTACTTAAGGCTAAGGCCTTTGGTATGGCTAATCAAACTGGTACTCAAATGCGTAAGACCATTGAGCAGTTTGGTGTTGCTGGAGTAAAAGACATATTCCGTGATAACAAAGATGTAGTTAAATTGTGGGATAATCAAATTGGTCCTGAAATTAAAAGACTTAATGCTGAACCAGATTCAATTAGCAAGATTGCAATACGTAATGATATTAAAAGACGCTTTCCTGGCTATAACAATGATGAGGCTATTGATTTCTTAGAAAGAAACAATGTTGTTGATGCTAGTCGTGCTCAAACAGTTTTCTCAAACATTGATAATCTATCTATGTTTATGTCTGGCAGAGTAGATGGTGCTCAGTTCTTCCGTAATGGTATAGCAACTGCACGTAATCAACGCAGATTAACTACTGGTGCTCAAAAAGCGCTAAGTAATTTCTTAAATCCTAAGTCTGGAACAAATAAAGAAATTGCTACATCAGTTGAAGAGATATCAAAGGCTCTTGTTAAGGCAGGTTCTACCCGTGAGGCTGAAATAATAGGTCCAGAAATACTAGACTTTGCAAAATTCTCTCGCAAAACTCTTAAAGAAAAAGTTTCTCTTCTTACTGCCCGTACTCCGCATAATAAAGAGATTAAACTTAATGTTGTTGATAACAAACAATCTATTAAGAGTGCAAATGTCTTTAGAGATACAGCACGTCAAGTACTACCAAAAGATTTATCAGAGGCTTTAACCGTTAAATTTATTACTGCTGATGCAAACGACCAAGTTGCTATGCTTCGCAGTCTTGATGTTGCAATTATGCAACGTTTAGGAATTGAAGGAACAGAAAAAGGTAGAGAGTACATAAGAAAAACTCTTGAAGATAAGTATGGTTCTTCAGTAGGCGTTGCAGTTACTGAAAAACTAGATGTTCCTATAGGTTTTGAAAATGTTGTATCTAAGGCTGGTGTTAAACTAGAGGGTGATGCAGTAAAATATGATTCACAAGGCATCATTCATCCATTCCAAGAGCGTGGTGCTATATCCACCCTTGATTATCAGCAATTAGCACAGGTTGCTTATGAAGCAAATAGAGGAAATCTAGTTTCTGCTATGTTTGGCGGTGCTACAAGTAGCGCATTGTCAACTAACATAGTTAACTTTTGGTCTACCTTTACACTTTTCCCACGTTTGGGTATACGAAGCAGCATTGACGAAGGTTTTATTTACTATTTAACAGCACCTGCTAAAGATTTATTTGCATACATGGACCGTAAAGGTCACAGAATGGGCAGAATTGCTGCAGCATACTCTGGCTCTAAGACTGGTGAGCAGTTAAGAGTTAAGATTGCTAGAAAATTAGGCAGAAATACTCCTGCTGATATGTATGATAAAGATGCAAGACTTGCAATGATTAGAGATTACGCTAATACAATTGGAAAAGAACCTGAAGACTTATCATCTTTAGAGCGCAAACTTGCACAAGCACAATATATTACTGAGGCAATGAACCGTAAAGGTTTTCTTGGTAAATTAAATGATAATGAAGTTCAATTCTTAATACAAGGATTAACTTTAAACTCACAGTATCTAGCAGCAGGCACTAGGTCTGTTGTTGCAGGAGCAAACCTTGTTGGACGGCAATCAGCCGAAGTAACTGAGCAGTTAGTTAACATGAGTAATATGGATGTAGCCGTAGGTCTTTTCCCAGGTTTAGTTCAAGGTAAGAATGGCCAAAGAATAGACACAGAGAAGTTGGCTTCACTTCAATCCCTTGCAGGCCGTGGTGTTTCTTTAGTTCACTTTGAAAACTTTGTAGAACGTTTTTATGGTAATACTAGAAAGAATCAAGGCATTGGTGAATCACTTAAGTTTAATCCAGTTGCTGCATTTGTTCTTAGTAAGGGCTTAAGAACAGAACGTGACTTTGCTGGTGCTAAAACTTACCTATTAGAAAATGTAGGTTTAAGAAAGAATACAGATTTATTAGGACAATTTGATGAGAGTTTAATACCTTCATTAGATATAAAGATTACACACTCAGTTAAAGACCCTGAAGCATTAAAGAGTTTCTTGGGTATGACAGCCCATACTAGCGCCTTGCGTTTGCAAGGACTAACCGATATGGAAATTGCTGAAATTTTAGTAGACCGTGTTCTATTAGATATGCGTCAAACTTTCCATGGCAGTGCAACAGGATTTAATGAAGGATTATTCAATAAGTTTAAATCTCTTTATGATGAATTAGTAAAAGAAGAAATTAGTAGTGGAAATACAATATCTAACAAGGCTCAAAAGGCAGCACAAAAAATAACCTTTGAGCAATTTGAAGAGTTAACTAAAGGCTATCAACCTAAGGGTAAATTGTTTACTACCCTTGAAGGCCCAGGCATTTCTGATATGGAAACTGCTTATGCCAAACTGGGTAACAACATGATGGAGTTAATGGATAACCAAGTAACTGGTATCCTACGTCAGCCAGTAGTAATGATTAAATATCTAGATATACGCAAGAACTATGCTGTATTAGAGAATCAAATGGCTAGAAAACTATACCTAGATAAACTAAAACAGTATGAAGATGAAGGCAAAATTGTAGGAGATAGAGTTAAGTCAGCAATCCTAGAGGATACAAGACAGCATGCTCAGAAACTTGTAACAGAAATATCTGTTCAAGAAGCAGCAGATTCTGTATTAAAGTTTGTTGATAACCCTAACGTTAGAACTAACTTTGCTGTATCGGTACGTAATACTGGTCGCTATTACCGTGCTACTGAGGATTTTTGGCGCAGAATGTACCGCCTAAAAGATGTAGCACCTAGAGTTTTATTCCGTATGCGCTTGATGCATCTTGGTTTAGATGCTGCTGGTGGTGTGTATAAAGATAATAATGGTGAGCCATATATCATGATGCCAACAGATAACGTTATCTTTGGTGTTGTAGATAGAACAGTTCGTGCATTAGGACCTGGCGAACAAAGTTTTAAACAACCAAACTTTAATCAAT